ACGAACCCATGAGCATTGAAGCTCCCAACTGGTACACCATCCAGTACGACACCCGCGTGCAGCACATCCTTCAGAACGAAGGTTTCCTCCTGCGCGGCACCACCGACGCCCCGGTCGACGTCAAGGGCAACACGCTGGAGTTCTTCTTCATCGGCGCCGGCGACGTGCAGCCGTTCGGACCGACGCCGGAGCGCGGCAAGGCGGCGAACCTCGGCAAGACCACCAAGACCGTCGATATGACGGATTGGCAGTTCTACGAAGAGGTGCGCCACGGCGAGCCGGAGAAGATCTCGCCCGAGTACCGCAGCAAGATCCAGCAGGCCGGGGCCATGGCGCTGGGCCGCAAGTTCGATCGCATCATCATGGAAGCGATGGACGTCGAAGCCGGCAACATCACCACCATCGGCGACGGCACGGCCGCGATCTCGCCGCTGCAGCTCTCGACCGGCGTGGCGCAGATCAATTCGATCGGCATGATGAGCATGAACGAGTTCTTCATGCCGGTGCCGGCGATGAGCTGGGAACAGTTGAAGCTCTACAAGGTCTTCAACAACCGGGACTACACGGCCGAGCAGCTTTTGTTCAAAGGCAAGACCCAGGCAGTAAGCTGGAACGGCATCTGGGTCTTTCAGGCCCCGGACAACATGTTCACGGCGGTGAGCGCCGGCGTGGTCGACACCTATCTGTGGAACAAGTCCACGGTCGGCTTCGGCTCCAACTACGCGATGACCAGCCGCATCACCTATGAAAACCTGATCACGGCGTGGGTCTACAACACGGTGATGTCGGGCGCCGCCAAGGTGCTGCAGACGCCCGGCGTCAAACGTTTGCGTCTCAAGATCGACGCGGCCCTGGCGATCAACTGATCCTGACAACGCGGGGGCGGCCACGGCCGGCCTCGCATCCATCCGCAACCAACGAAAGCAAACACCATGGCTCTCAACGCACAAAGCCTCGCCCGGATCGGTTCGGTCCCCTATTCCGCCGGCGAAGCAAAATCCCTCTTCCTCTACGCGACCGACGACACGTTCGCCAACATCACCGGCGCCAACTATTTCAACGGCGCCACCAAGACCCTGAAAAAGGGCGACGTCATCATGTGCACGTGCAGCCTCTCGGCCGCCCCGACCGTGACCGCCGTCGTCGTCACGTCGGCATCCGGCGCGGCCGCGGTGACGGTGGCGGTCGAAAAACTCGCCTGATCGATCCTCCCTGACTGCCGCGGGACGTTCGCGCGCCCCGCGGCCTTTTCTCCGAGGCGCGCATGACCGACATCTACGACCATCTCAAGGTGATGAACAACGCGCTGGGCCTGATCGGCGCCGGCAAGATCATGGCCGAGGACGAGGATACCGACTTGGCCGGCCAGGTCGTGCCCGCCTACTACTCTCGCCTCCGAGCCATTCTCGCCATGCACGAATGGTCGTTCGCGGGCAAGACCTATAAGCTCGATGCGATCGCCAAGACCACCGTCAACGATTACGACGCCGTTGCGCAGATCTTCAGCAATGGCTGGCGCCACGCCTTTGCCCTGCCCGGAACCCGTCTCGGCATGCCGCGCAAGGTGCTGCGCGATCCCCGCAACCCGCGCGATCCCTTGCGCGAATTCCTGATCGAGGCTGGCGCGCTCTACGCGGATCATGACCAGGTGTGGGCCGTCGTAACCGTGATGGCCGATCCGGCCGTCTGGGATCCGCAATTCGCCCTCGCGATCGAGCGCATCACCGCGGCGGACATCTGCGTCCCCGTCACGCATGATGACGGGCTGGCGAAGTCGATCCGCGCGGTTGCGGAAGGGACGCCGGAAGAGCAAGGCCGCGGCGGCCTGATCGGCCGCGCGATGGCGACCGACGCAGCCAAGGCGCGCACGGCGACGGCCCTGTGGCGTGATCCCCTGACCGATGCGCGGTTGAGATAATGGTCGCGCGTCCCGGAACCTATCAGGCATCGAACAATGCCGGCGAGCTCGCGCCGGAGGAACATGGCCGCACCGACCTCAAACAGTTCTATGCCGGCCTTGCGACCGCGCTCAATGTCGAGCCGGTCCCCCAGGGCGGTGCAAAACTCTCAATGCGCACGCGCCATCTCGGCCGGGTGCGCCGACCGCTGGTAAACGTCATTCCCACGGGGTCGACCACGCCGGCCGGCTCCTACAATGCGCCCGCCGTGCTGGCCACGGCGACGATCGCGGCCGCCGACGTCTCTGCTGTCGTTCTCTCCGGATGGAGCGCATCGCAGGCGCTGGGTGCCATCCTGCAGATCGAGTATCTGGCCGGCGCCGGCTGGCTTGCCTTCGGCGCGCCGTTCACGATGGGCGTCGCGCCCGGCACCATCACCCTGGCCTTGCCGCCGCGGCAGATGGTCAACACGACGCAGCTCCGCCTGCGCATGGTCTCGGCGCCGCCTTCAGCCACCACGTTCGGCGGCACCCCGCTCGCGATCCTCCAGGAAACCAACCTGCCGGCGCAGGCGCGTGTGCGGCCATTCACCTTCAGCCTCGATCAGACCTACGTCGCGGTCCTGATGGAAAGCTTCGCCGATTTCTACCGCGATGGCGTTTACGTGGGCTCCTCCTATACGCCGCTGACAGCCGCCCGTCTGTCGACGACCGACACGCCGCAGCGGCTCGACACGATGTTCCTGTTTCATCGTGACGTGCCAACCCACCGTATTCTGCGCGATGGGTCGGATGCAAAGTGGGTGCTCTCGCAAGTGCCCTACGAGAATGTTCCCCTGGTCGATCTTGGCGGCGTCTACACCAACCAGGTTGTCGACACCTGGCAGATGTATCTCCGTTTTCCGACGGGGACCTCCGGCGATCACGCCAGCGGACAGGATACCGTGGTCAGCCTGACCGTGAACGGCGAAAGCACGGTGCCGATCCAGACGTCGCATATTCCGGTGGATTGGGCCGGGTTCACCGTATCCGTAAAGACGGCGATCGAGGGAACCAGCACGGTCGAACCGGGAGTTACGACGGCATCGGCGGATGCCGGCAGTGGCGCCAAAATGATCACGATCCAGTTCACCGGCGCCGATAATATCGGCAAGACCAACACCCTCGCGGCGCAGGTGGTCAACACGGCAGATTGCGCTGCGACCGTGGCGCATGCCGTGATCGGCGATCCTGGCGGCGAAGCCCTGTTCTCGGCTCCTCGCGGCTATGCTGCCTGCGCGAATTTCTATCAGGACCGTCTCGTGACCGGCGGGTTCAACTCCAAGCGCGGCGCGTTCCTGGCGAGCGTGACCGGCGAGTATTTCGATTTAAACACGAAGTTGCAGGCGCCCTCCGGCGCCGTGCTCGCCAACCTCGATACGGACGGCGCGGAACAGTTGCAGCACATCGTGCGCGACATCTACCTCGTCTTCTTCACGTCCGATGCGGAGTACTTCATCTCCGACCGCACCCTCGACCGCACCAAGCCGCCGAACATCGTCAATTCCTCGCGTTACGGGTCGGCGCCCGATCTGCCCGTCATCAGCAACGAGGGCGAGGTCATATGGGCGTCGCGCGACAAGAGCGTGTTGTACGCCGCAAGCTATGACGAAATTTCGGCAAAGTATGCCGCCACCCCGATCTCGCTGCTCGCGCCGCACATCGTCAACGGCATGACCGACGTGGCCTTGCAGCGCGCCGCCGGCGTCGGCAACGCGGCGCGGTTGTGGATGCCGCGCGAGGATGGCAGCGCGACCGTCGGCATTCTCCTGCGCAACCAGGAGGTCACTGCCTTCGTGCGCTGGCAGACGCAGGGCTCCGTGAAATCCGCGTGCGTCGACGGCAAGAACGTGCCGCACCTTCTGATCGAGCGCGAGGTCGACGGTATAGCCGAGTGGCATCTGGAACGGGCCGAGGACGGCCTGATCTTCGACGATGTCGTCGAACAGAATTTTGCGCCGGCACAACAGGTCGTCACGGGCCTCGAGATCCACGAGGGCGCCGAAGTATGGGCGGCAGCGGATGGCTATGTGGTCGGACCGTTCACGGTCGCCGGCGCGCAGATCGATATCGGCTTTGCAGCGTCCCAGGTGATGGTCGGCCGCTGGACGGCGCCGGTCGCCAAGACTTTGCCGCTGCCGTCGGAAATCGCCGAGCGCACGGTGCTGCGCCGGCCGAAGCGCGTACATACGGTCCGGCTCGACCTGGTCGATACCACCTCCGTGGCGGTCGGCGCCAACGATCGGCCTGCACGCAATGTCGAGCTCGCGCGCGCCGGCGATCCGGTCGATCAGCCTCAACAGCCGGTCAGCAAGACCATCGCCGTAACCGGGCTCACCGGCTTCTCGGATACCGGGCAGGTCGTCATCACGCAGACGCGCCCGGGGCGACTGGCATGGCGCGGCATCACCATCGAAGCGAGGACGTGACATGGAATTCGCAGCGGCTGCGCTGACCTCGATCGGTTCCAGTCTTGGCGCCACCGGTGCCGCCATCCCCGGCGCCGTCGGCGCAACATCCATCGGCGGCGCCCCACTCGTTGCGGCAGGGTCAAGCCTGTTCTCGGCATCCTCGGCGTTCAGCGTCTTGAGCGGCGCATCAACCGTGCTCTCCATGCTCAACGCCAATCGCGCCGGCGAAGCCAAGGCGGCCGCGCTCAATGCGCAGGCCGACGACGCGGACACGCAAACGCAGATCGAGGCCATCCAGGGCACGGCACGGCAGACATCGCTGAAGAAGGCGCTGGTGCAGCAGCTCGGCGACCGCGACGTGGCGACGGCCGCGAGCGGCGTCGATCTGTCGTTCGGAACGCCGGCGATCGCCCGCCGCCAGGATATCACGGACACGGAACGCGCGCTCTCGATCGACCAGGACACGACGGATACCCGCGTTGCCCGATTGCGCGAGCGCGCTGCCAACTATCGCATCCAGGCGCAGCAGGCACAGGCCGGCGGTCTCGGCTCGGCCGCCAGTTTGGCGATCGAGGGCGCGGCAAAACTTTTCAAGCGAGGTTGACGTGCCGAACCGCTTTGGACGCGCCGCGGGCGCTCCCCGCGACTTCAATCCGCAGGGTCTGCTGCCGGAAGGATTGCTGCCGGTCTCCCGGCCCGATGGATCGTTCGAAAGCGAAATGGCGAACGCCACCAACCGGCTTGCCAATACCTTTGGCGGCATGGCGGACGAAGCCGCCAAGGCCGAGGGCAAAGCCGCCGGCACGATCGCCGGCCTCGATCCGCACTACCGGCCGGACGGATCTCTCACGATCCGCGGCCAGGCGTTCAACGACGCCGCCACCAAGACCTACGAAAACAATCTCGACGCCATGCTGCGCAACGATATGCAGGCGACCTTCGAGATCAACAAGAATGATCCGGCGGCGCTGAAGAAGGCGATCGACAGCCTCTATCAGCGCTACACGGGACCGGACGGCCACGTGTTCGACAGCATCCGCGGCGAATTCAACGCGCAGTTTGCCCGCCTGCGCCTGCCCTACGAGAACCGGGCGTTGTCGAATTACGAGGAAGGCGTCCATGCCAGCAGTCGCGCCTCCGTCATCGAGAACACGACCGCGACCGAAACCAACGCGGCGCGGATGGCCGCGGCCGATCCCAACAATCCGCTCACCGCGAAGAACATCGAGATCGAGCTGCAGCGGCACTCCAAGCTGATCGACGATGCCGTTGCCAATGACGACATCACGGCCGACGCTGCCGCAAAGCTCAAGATCAAGACGCGGGACAGCGTGTTGAGCAGCGCCGCGCTGGCGCAGGCCGCCGCCCTGAAGACGCCAGAAGCGATCGCGGCCTATCGCGAGAATGCGCGCAAGAAATTCGCCGCCGGCGAATTCAAGGGCCTGACGGCGGACGGCTATGCGTCGCTGGATGCCAACCTGCAGGCCCTCGAAAGGTCCATCCGCACGCAGGACAATACCGAGGTCGCGCAGCTCGGCAAGAACCTCGATGATTATGTCGATCGCGCGGCCAGCGGCCTGGCGACACCGCCGGATGAGTGGACGCGCTACGCCACGAGCCCGGCGGCACGGACGCCGAAAGGCGAACAGGCGCTCAAGGTCGCCGAGAACAAGGTCAAGATCGCCACCGTCATGAGCAGCATGTCGATCGACGATGCCGGGCGCCTGGTCGCCGGGCTGCGCGCGGCAGCCAACAAGGGCGGCGCGACGGCGCCGGCGGGCGAGATCGTTAAGTTCGCCGAAGACCAGCTCGACAAGCAGCGCAAGGCGATCAATACGGATCAGCTCGGCTTCGCCGCGCAGAAGCGCCTGATCGCGGCCGTGGCGCCGCTGGACTTCCAGGGCTTTGCCGCGGCGGGGACGCCGGAAGCCGCAACGGCGCTGGCCGCGCAGTTCCGTGATCGGACGGCACAGGCGCGGGCCGTCGGCTCCGAACTATCGCGCGCGCCGCAATTCCTGCGACCGGAGGAGCGCGATCGGCTCAAGGAAATCGTGGACAAGGGCGGTCCCCAGGCGCTCGCGCTCGCCGGCGCGATCGTCAAAGGCGCCGATCGCGACGCCCCGGCGATCCTGCGCGAGATCTCCGACGACGCGCCGATGCTCGCCCAGGCCGGTAACATCCTCGCCAATGGCGGCTCCATCTCGGCGGCGCGCGATGCCTTCAACGCCGCCAAGATCAAATCCGAGACCGGCAAGGAGTTGCCCGGCGTGCCGCCGGCACAAGCCGGCACCGCGGTGCGCGACACCTTCGGTTCGGCCTTCGCGCTGCAGGGCGATGATGGCGGTCGTATCCGTGCCACGGCGGACGCGATCGCCCGCACGCGCCTGTTCAGCGGCAGCATCGATCCGAAGAGCAGCGAAGCCGAAACCATCTACAGGCGTGCGTTGCAGGAAGCCGCCGGCGCCAGCTTCGTCGGCGGCGTACAGTATGGCGGCGTCGTCGACTACAAACCGGGCTACTGGAACGCCTACAAGGTTCCGGTGCCGCCGAGCATCCGCGCCGACCGCTTCCGCGACGTCGTGCGGAGCTTGCAGGATGATGATCTTGCGACGCTGCCGGTGCCGCCGCAGGCCGTCGATGGCAAACCCTACTCTAGCGCGCGCGACCTCGCCGGCGCCGTGCCGATCGCCGTCCGGGGCGGCTATCGCTTCGCCATGGGCGATCCATCGTCGAACGATCCGCAATATGTCCGCGGCGCCGACGGCGCGCCGTTCGTGCTGCCGTTCTCGATGCTGCAGAAGATCGCGCCGCGGATCTCCGGCGCACTGTTGGGCGGCAACTGATGTTCCTGTCGGACCCCCGCGAAACCGATCTCACCTTCGGCGCGCCCGGAGGAAATGATCCCTTCACGTTCTCGCTGCGTGACAGCTTCAGGGATTTCGGCCACCCGGGACCGATCAGCGATCCGATGGCGCAGATCGATATCGACCAGCAGATGGCTGACCAGGCCAGGGCGGCCGAGAAGTTCCGCGCCGGCGTGATCGCGGCCGAACGGCAGACGCGCCTGGTCGACACGGTCAACGCCCGAACCAGCGCGCTGGCGGAAGCCGCCGACCATCGCATCCGCATCGTCCGCGAGCAGACCGGCGTCCAGCTCGAGAACCCCTTCGACGGCGGCTACCAGGCCGAAGCCGACCAGCGCATCCGAGCAGCTCGTGCGCGCGGCGAGGATGTTTCGATCCGCGATGGCGACGCCAACGCGATCGCGGCCGAGCGCGTGCGGATCTTCAACGAGCGTGTCGACGAAGCGGCCACCCGCTTTCCCGACAAGGCCGGCGCGCTGTCCTTCGGCCAGTCGCTCGAGGAACAGGCCAAGGCCATCGCGCAATCCGCCGCCTATGACGGCGCGCATGCCGACGGCGGCTTCATCGCCTCCGTCGTCGGCGGCCTGTGGGGCTCGCGCCGCGATCCGCTGTTCATCGGCTCGCTGTTCGCCGGCCCGGGCCTTTCGACGGCAGGCAGTACCCTTTCCCGGATCGGCTGGGGCGCGATCAAGCAGGGCCTGTTCAATGCCGGCCTGCAGGCGGCCGCGCAGCCCGCCGTGCAGGATTGGCGCCGCACGATCGGCGAGCGCAACGGCGCCGTGCCGGCGCTCGAGAACGTCGGCATGGCCTTTCTGTTCGGCGCCATTCCCGGCGCCGCGATCGAGGGCGTGCGGGCGCTGCGCGCGGTCGATAAGACCGCGATTGCGCGAATTGCCGATGGCACGGCTGACCCCGGCGACATTCACACGGCCGCCGGCGCGCTCGGCGTCAAGATCGATGACGTGACCGACCGCGAGATCCGCACGGCGGCCGCGGACCTCGCCAACAGCGAGCACGCGATCGGATCGCCGCCGGCCGGTCTCCGCGCCCAGCAGCATGACGACATCGCGGCGCAGGCCGCGCGCTTCGCCGACGATCCCGAAAACAACCCGCCTCCGGAGATCCCGGTCGTCGCGCCGGCGCGCGCGGCCGATCGCGTGCGCGTGCTCGATGAACGTCAGCCGGCCGCGCCCGGCGAAAGCCAGACGATCGACGGCAAGCCCGTCACCTTCGAGCGCTTCGCGCCGGCCGACCTGACCACCGATGCCGCGGCGTTCCAGTACAAGGGCGGCGGCGATGCCGCCGGCGTGACCGATCGGCTCAAAAACGTATCGCAGTGGGACCCGGTCGCGTCAGGCAAGACGCTGGTGTTCGAACGCGCCGACGGCGCGCGGGTCATCGCGGACGGACACCAGCGCCTCGGCCTCGCCCGCCGCCTCGCTGAAAACGACAACGGCATCCGTCTCGACGGCTATCTGTTTCGCGAGCGCGACGGCTGGACCCCGGAGGATGTGCGGGCGATCGCCGCCAAGAAGAACATGCAGGAAGGATCGGGCGACGCGATCGACGCCGCCCGCGTGCTGCGCGATCGCCCTGACCTGCTCGACGGATCCCTGCCGATCACCTCGCCCATGATGAAAAACGCGATCGCGCTGGCGCGGCTGTCGGATGAAGCCTTCGGGATGGCGATCAACGGCGTGGTGCCGCCGAACTATGCCGCCGCGGTCGGCAGCATGGTGCATAACAAGCTGCAGCACGCCGCGGTCATCTCCGACCTGGTCAAGTTCGCACCGGAGACGGATCGCGAAGCGCGGGTGCTGATCGGCGAGATCATGTCCGCCGGCTTCCGCGCCGAGGAGCAGATCAACCTGTTCGGCGCCGCCGTGGCCTCGCGGTCGCTGATGGGCGAGCGCGTCAGGGTGCTCGATGCCGCCATGACGGGATTGTCCCGCGACAAGCGGCTGTTCGGCACGCTGGCGGAAAAGGCGGACGCGATCGAGGCCGCCGGCAACCAGCTCGCCCGCCGGACCAACGACGCGCGCGCCCGGGACGCGGCGGCCCTGCAGGATATGCTGGCCCGCCTTGCCCGCCGGACCGGTCCGGTATCGGACGCCCTCAACCGGGCGGCGGCCCAGGTCGCACAGGGGACCAAGACCGCCAAGGCGGCCGAAGGCTTCCTCGAGGAGATGCGCAACCTGCTCGACCGCGACGGCCTCAATGGCCTGCTCGCCTCTCCGGAACTTAAACCGGCCGCCGTCGTGGAACCGGGCACGCCAGACGCGCTGGCCGCCGCCGAAGCCGCCTCGGCATCCCGGACAGAGAACGCCTCTCCACGGCCTCCGCAGAGTCAGGAAACGGCCATTGGAACCGCCCCCGACTTCCTGTCGAGCCAGCGCGGCGTCACGGTCGAGCAGCTACATGCCCGTGCCGCAGCCCTGCAGGCCCAGATCGGGGCTGCCGGCCAGGAAGTGGCGGCGGCCTCCGGCGCCCTGTTCGTCAATCCGGGGGTCAAGAAGTTCGAAACATTGGCCGAGAAGGTCTCCCGCAAAGGATACCGCGACGCCGGCCAGATCACTGATGCGGCCCGCGGCGGGCTGATCGTTGACACGCCCGCCCAGGCCGAGGCGGCGATCGCGGCCCTCGGCCAGCACTTCGATCTGCTGGATGAGGGCTGGAAGGTCAACCCGCTCGGCTACGTCGATCGCAAGGTGCTGGTACGCAATGCCGACGGCACGATCGGCGAATTCCAGATCATCCCGTCGCCAATGTACGAAGCCAAAAAAGGCGGCGGGCAGAAGCTCTACACGCAATCGCGCAGCATGCCGGCCGGCGAGGCGCGCGATGTGCTCGACGCCCAGCAGCGCGAGATCTATTCGGCGGCTTCCGCGCGGCTCGATGCGACCTGGTCAGGGATCTTGGACACGTCGAGCGGACCGAACGTCGGCTCGAACGCGCGGCGCCAGGCGGGCTCCGCCATGACGCCGGAGGTTTCGGCGACATCGAGCTCGTCGACCTTGGACCAGCCCTCGCCAGGCGCGAGCACCGCAAACGCCCACTTGCCGGGCAGCAGTACCGCCGGCCGGAAGTCCCAGTTGCAGAATGTGAGTGCCATAGAAAACAATCTAGGCGCTTCTGGCGATGCCGGCAAGCTGGCCGACCAGGCGCAAGCCAGTCTTTTCGACAGCATCGCGATCGCCAGCCGCGACGATGGCCGCGACGTCCGTTTCGTCAGCCGCGAGGCTGCGCTTGAAGAAGCCGGTAAACCCACCGAGTTCGCCGACTTCGTCGCGAGCTGTAAGGTTTGAGCCATGTCATTCCGCGATTGCCTGAATTCCGCCGTCGAACAGGGTGCGATCACCAAGGATGAAGCGGCCGAGCTGCAGCGGCGCTTCGATACCGATTTTGCCCAGGCGCGCCTTTCGCTCGGCGACGACGTCGCGGCCGCGGCGGCCAAGGCAAAACTGGAAGCGGATCTCCGCGCCGAGGGCATCGAGGCGCGCCGTCGCGTTCTGCTGCAGGATGCCGCGCAAGACCGGCTTGCGGAGTACGTCGCCTCCTATCGCGGGCTCGACAGCAAGCCCGACGCGTTCGGGGCGGTGCTCAACCTGATCGAGAACCACGGCTTCGCCGGCACGTCCTCCATGGCGGGCCGGCAGAAGGCGATCGTCTCGCTGGTGCACGGCCAGCTTGCCGACGTGCTGTCGACGTTCCGCAAATCCACCCTCACCGGCCGGCACTTCAACCGGCCGCTGTTGACCGACGTGGTGCGCGAAGCGCTCGGCGAGGCGTCGAACAAGCCGGAAGCGAAGGCGATGGCCGGCGCCATCCAGGATGTGTTCGAAACCCTGCGGCAGCGCTTCAACGCCGCCGGCGGAGCGATCGGCAAACTCGAAGGCGGCTACCTGCCGCAATTCCACGATCCGCGGGCGCTGCTCAATGCAGGCAAGCAAGCCTGGAAAGACTATATCCGGCCCATGCTCGACGTCGAGCGCATGCGCGATCCGCTCACGGGCGAGAAGCTGACGCCGGATCGTCTCGAGCAATCGCTCGATGCAGCCTTCGACACCGTGACGACGGACGGTTGGGCCGACCGCGCGGCCAAGCGCGTGCCGCAGGGCCGCGCCGGCATGCTGGCCTCGCAACGCGCCGATCATCGCTTCCTGCATTTCCGCTCCGCCGATGACTGGCTGAAATACAACGAGCAGTTCGGCAAGGGCGATCCGCTGAAGGCGATCTTCGAGCACATCAACGGCATGGCGCGCGATATCGCCGCGATGGAGCAGTTCGGGCCGAACCCGAACGCGACGCTCGAATGGCTCAAGCAGATCGTGCAGATCGAGGCGGCGAAGTCGATCGCCGGCGAGCCGTCGCTCTATCGCCGCGGCGGCAAGACGGCGGATACCGTCAGGGACAAGCTCGATTACATCCCCTACCGGATCGACAGCATCTATCAGTATGTCCGCGGCCGTTCGGTCGTCTCCGGCAACATGGCGATCGGTTTCGGCACGGTGCGCAACCTGCTCACCTCGGCCCTGCTCGGCTCGGCCTCGATCACGGCCGCGGCGACCGATCCCTTCGTTGACGCGATGACGCGCTATCTCTCCGGCCTGCCAATCTCGAAGGCGCTGTGGGGCATCACCAAAACCTTCGCGCAGGGTACCAAGGACCAGGCGGTCCGCTCCGGCATCATCATGGATGACTTCCTGCACATCCTCGGCGATGAGGCGCGCTTCGCCGGGCAGATCGGCGGCAGCGAGTGGTCGAAATGGCTGGCGGAACGGACGCTCGCGCTGTCCGGCCTCGAGCCGATGACGCAGGCGCGCAAGCACGTTTTCGCGCTCGACTTTCAGGCGGCGATCGCCGACCAGGCCGGCAAGACGTTCGCGGATCTGCCGCCCTACCTCAGACGCAGCCTGGAGGGCTACGGCATCGATCAAACGGCCTGGGACGTCATCCGCTCGACGCCGCTGCACCAGCCCAAGGGCGCCGCCGGCTTCCTGCGCCCGATCGACGTGGCGGCGCTCGCCGAAGGCCCGGCATTGCCGAAGGTGCAGAAGCTGCTCGGCATCGACACGGCGGATCAGGAGCTCGCGGCCGAGCAGACTGCCGCCGGCGTGCGCCGCATCGCCGAACAGTATCTCGAGACGATCCTGCAACAGACCGAACGCGCGGTGCCGACGACCACGGCGCGCTCGCGATCGTTCTTCGTCGGCACCCAGCCGAAGGGATCGTTCTGGGGCGAAGTGGTCGAAAGCGGGCTGCTGTTCAAATCGTTCACGCTGTCGTTCTCCACATTGCAATGGCAGGCGATCCAGCAGGAACTGCACCAGGGCGCGGCCCGAGGCGCTGGCTATGCTGGCGCGCTCGCGCTGTCGCTGACGCTCGGCGGTGCCATGTCATTGCAGCTCAAGGCCATCGTCAACGGCAAGGACCCGCAGCCGATGAGCGATCCGCGCTTCTGGCTGGCGGCGTTGCAGACCGGCGGCGGGCTCGGCCTGCTCGGCGACTACCTGTTCGCCGACGTCAACCGGCAGGGGCAATCGCTGGCGCAACAGATCTCCGGCCCGACCGTCGGCCTGGTCGGAGATCTCTGGAAGCTGACCGCGGGCAACCTGCAGCAGCTCGTGCAGGGCAAGCCGACCCACGCCGGCCGCGAGGCCGTCAACACGCTCGGCCGCTACACGCCGGTGCTGTCCTCGTTGTGGTACTTGCGCGCCGGCTATCGCCGCGTCGTGCTCGATCAGTTGCAGTACCTCACCGATCCGGAGGCGCACAAAAGTTTCCGCGAGCAGGAACAGCGATTGCGCAACGAAACCCGGCAGGGCATGTGGTGGGCGCCGGGCGCTATTGCTCCGTCTCGGCCGCCGGCGCTGGTGCAGCCGTAGCTCACTTAACGCCGGATCGCCGCGCCCATTCTGCGGCGCATGAGCATCACTTATCCGATTCCGCGCGGCACGCGCTCCATAACGTTCGTCACGGCCGACGGCCAGACCGCATTCGGCCCCGTCGACTTCATCCTGTTCGATGCGCGCGACGTGACGATCACATCGCAGGCGCCCGACAGCGACTATGCCGAAATCGTCGATCCCGCGGATTACACGGTCGCGCCGGCGGCGCCGGCCGCGAACTGGCCGGCCAACTTCACAGTCACCCTGATGGCGGCGCGGCCGATCGGCTCCAACCTGACGATCCGCGGCACACGCATCGGCAGCCGCACCACCGACGTGACGCGCGGCGGCGCGCTGCAATCGCAGCCGCTCGAGCGCGAGCTCGATATGGCAGTCGTCACCGAGCAGGAATTGCGACGTGACGTCGACCGCGTCCTTGTCGGCGTCGAAAATATCGAAAGCGTCGCGGCGTATGTCGATGCCGTCAAGGTGCAGGTGGACGCGGACGCGGCGACGGCGGTCGAGGCGAAGGATACAGCCTTGCAAGCCCGTGACGATGCGATCGCGGCCGCCGAAAGCGCGGCGGCCGTTCCGATCCCCACGGGCCGGATCATGGGCAATGTGAGCGGAGCTGACGCGTTCCCGTCTCCGCTGCCTGCCTCTGACGTGCTCACCGCGCTGCGCGCGGATGCTGCGGGGACGGCGCTGCGCCAGATTGCGCCGGGGACCGTGCTCGGAAATGCTGGCGGGGTCGCCAGCTACGCCGGCGCCATCTCCAAGGATGATCTGCTCACCATTCTGCGCGGGACGGATGGCGGCAGGGCCCTTCGCATTGCCGCTCAGCCCGCGGTCGGGCGGATATGCCGTCTCGATGACTATGGGCTTGTCGGCGACTTCTTGACCAACGGCGCGGCTACGCCAGTGCCGACCGATAACCGCGCGGCGTGGAACGCTGTGATGGCACTCGCCACTCGGGGAGATACATTCATCATCCCGACCGGCCCTAACGGACAATCATATATGGGCGCGACCGGGACGCTCGTACTCCCTAATGACTGCAAGCTGAAAGGTTACGGTCGATCCGGCGGCGGGCTGGTGCGCATGAGCAATCCAGGCGCCGGTATTGGCACGCCCTTCATCGATGTCGGGCTGCGGACAGTCGTCGAAGATCTGATGGTGTGGTGTGGCCCCGGCACACAAGGGGGGATCGCGCTCAGCCGCAATGCCACGAACGCGGATAACGCGGCCCAAGACAACGTGATCCGTAACGTGTTCATTACCGGCTTTGGCAGTTACGGCCCTGAAACAGGCTCGTGGTATTGCGGCCTCTCGCTCGACAGCACGCTCGGCGAGCCCAACTACGGCAGCCGGTCCTGTGTGATCGACGGTCTTGCCGTGCATCGGTACACGGACTTCGGCATCATTCTCGCCGGCCACAACGCTGGCACGTTCTCCAATATGGATTTGGAGGCGAGCGTGCCCGGCTTCGTCGGGATCGACCTGTACGTCAATGGAGCGGCAAACCAGACGACGAACGTCTGCTATTTCAGCGGCGGTTCGCTCGATAAGCTGCTGGTGAGGTACACCAACTCGTCCTACTTCGCGGCCGGTGCGATCGGAGCGATCACAGTGGACGCAACCTGCACGGGGATCCTCATGGATGCCGGCGCAGTGGCGGGTGTGCCTACGCTCAATGGGACCGCGATCAGGGTGCAGGCGAACAAGAACACATACAGCTCTGCGTCGTGACGACCAGCGATGCGCCGATCAGTCCTCGACTTCCAGCTCACTGGTCACATTCTCGATCGCGGTTGCGGTCGGGCACAATTCCGGCGACTTGATCCGGAGTGTCGATTGCCTGCCGCCGCAGCTGTAGTAGCAGACTTTGTCGTTTGCGGCTGAGGGGTGCTCGGCAAGATAGAAACACACCACAGGCATTGTGGCGGTCGATACCGAACTCTGGCTACCCGCTCTCAGAACCAACACGAGACCGGCCAACGAGATCAATGCAGCGACCGCGGCGACGGTATAAATGGCGGAAATTTTCTTCAACGTAGCCCAACCCCAAGGGCAGCGAGCCTAACACCACAACCCCTGACTGAGTCAACCCAAAGCTGTGTCGCTATGGCGCAACCCGCTCGAGAAACTGCGTTCGTACACAGCTCACTTAACGTGGGACGCCCGGCTGCAAAATTAAGCGCATGATCCAGCCGCCCACCTTCCTGGCTTCCCGCTCCGGTCGCTTCCGGCAGACGACGGCGGCCGAAGCGCTCGACCAGCACCTTCAGCGGTCGATAGCGGATCTCAAGCCTCCAACCGAAAGCGAGCCGAAAATGCGTGGCATGCAGCGCCTGGCGCACCTCACCCAAACCATTGTCGCGGATCTCGACAAGGAGGCCGACGCCGTCGCCGATCATCTGGTTGCGGGGCAAGATCGCGCGAAGGCGGCGATCGATAAATTCCGCGACTATGCCGGCTCAATCCACCAGACCGCCGACGAGATCGAACGCGCGCTCGGGCAGATCACCAACAGCCCCCCTTTGCCGGAAGGCTCCTGAGCGTTTGCGCCGGTCGGGATAGGTATCGGCGCTTTGCGCCGAACCTGCTCACTTAACGCCGCGCCCGCGCGCGCATGGTGCCCTCACGCGCAACGAGGGGATTGACCATGCCGCGCTGGCCTCACGACGACCCGGCCTCGCTCGCCGCTTTCTACGGCAATCCCGACACGGGGGAGCCCGGCAAGCACCTCGTGCGCGTCGTGCCGCCGTTCCAGATGTACTACCAGGGCCGGCCGATCCCGCACATCATGTTCCATCGCAAGGCCGCCGGCGCATTGGCTGCGGCGCTCGGCGAGATCTGGGACGCCTGCGGCCGCGACCAGGCCAAGGTTGACCGTCTGCGGATCTCGACCTTCGATGGTGCCTACAATCCCCGCTACGTGCGCGGCTATGAGCCCGGCAATCCGCACGGCCGCACGCCGCGCTGGTCGAACCACGCCTATGGCGCGGCGATCGATTTCGACGCCGAGCACAACAAGATGGGCACCGGCAAAGGCACCATGCCGCCGTTCGTCGTCGATGCCTTCAAGCGGCAATCCGCGATCTGGGGCGGCGACTATGTCGGCCGCACCGACCCAATGCATTTCGAGTTTTGCTCGCGAGAACCAGTGAGCAAACCGGCGCCGCTGCCGCCAGTGCCGCAAACCGATGGCGACACCGACAAGGGCAGCGCGCCGGCCGCCGAGACGCCGCCGGCCAAGCCCTCCGCCGGCGGCTTCTTCGGCCGGGTGCGCAATTGGGTGGTTGGCCTGTTCTCGACGCTGGGCGTGAGCGGCGTCGGCGCGCTGACTGATTGGAAGCTCGCCGCGCTCTTGCTGGCCTTCCTCCTGCTCTGCGCTTCCGGCCTGTTCCTGATCGCGCTGTGGCTGTTCGGCAAGCGGCGGGTGGCCGATTGGGTCAGCCGCCACATCGCCTGAGGAGGCGCGCATGCAAGCCATCCTGCTCGCTCTCGTCCAACCCTATCTGCGGCAGATCCTCATTGGCGGCGCGATCGCGCTTGCCGCCGGCGTCGGCTGGGTCGCGCTCAAGGCTCACTACACCAACCAAGGCTATCAGCGCGCGCTCGACGACATCGCCGCTGACAACAAGGAGGCGATCGATGCGGCTCATCAGGCTCGCGAGCGTGTGCGCAATTGCAGGGCTTCTGGCGGCGTGTGGGACGCCGCGCGTGGCATCTGTGACCGGGGGCGAGAGCAACGCTCTTAAGGGCCCTGAGTTCGTCGTGAAGGGCGCAACCGATTTCGATCAGCGTTGGATCGACGAAACGACCGAGGCCGGCATTGCCGCGCTCGGCTGGAAGCGGCCGGCGCCGCGGCCGGCCGAATGGGACAAGCCGCTGGCCCGCTCGACCATGCCGGCCGCGCCAATCGCGGCGACGCCGGCGGTAGCGGCTGATCCAGCGCCGAAAAAGAAGCGCTGGCGCGATCGCCTCCGGAGGTTGCTTCACCGCGGCGCCGGCGAAGGCGGTTGAAGTGATCCCGGAGCCGCAAGCCGTGCCGGCCATTCCTACGGCCCTGGCCGAAGATGACATCCGCCGCATCGTGCGCGCCGTGCTCGACGCCGAGAACGAGCGCCACCAGTCGAACCTTGACGACGTCGTTCTCAAGGCTGTCGCCACCATCCTCACGTCCTTCGGCATGGAAGAGGACGACCGCAAAGAGCTGAAAGCCGACTTCGTCCACCTCCGCAAGTTCCGCAAGAGCTATGAGCAGGTCGAGCGCTTGACATGGACGGCGGCGATCGGCGTGGTGGTGACCGGCATAGCCGCGGCGA